TGACTGTGCTTCTGTTAGTCGTGAATTTGATCACGGACAGTCCATGAAAATACTAGTTCCTAATGCTACGGAACCTAATCCAAGCGAGGAGCAGTATTCAAACTTCGGTGTAAATATATCCGACAATTACTATCCGCAATATGATAGAATTGAAGATGTTATTCAATCCGCCAAGGAAATGGAAAGGGAGCAGGAAACAACCAAGTTGCTTTTTGCAGATTCTGAAAAGATCGATCCAAGCGAATACGAAGGCCACGACATCCAACCAAGTGAAAGCGTGGAAGTGCATAAGTGCAAAGCCACGGGTTGGCATTACTTATTATATACCGACGAACGAGAACACCCTTATTACTGTTGTATAACAGTAGACGACGGAGAGTTCAAAACCCTTGAGGAACTTCAAAAGTGGGCGAGACCGCTTTACTTCCAATAGGAAAACCACAAAGCCTCTTAGCTATTAGCTAAGGGGCTTTTTGGGTGTAAGCATTCCGCTTATAACCAACTAACAAAAAATATATAATATCATGAAAACTGAAATGACTACTTACGAATGCGCCAAAGCTTTGACTCACGATGACTTTGCATCTTGGACGCGCAGCGGGGCGTTTGCCTTGGTTGAATACCTAGAGCAAATGGAAGGCGATTGCGGCACGGAAATCGAGTTTGATCCCGTGGCCTTGCGTTGCGAGTTCAGCGAGTATGAAAGCTTGCAGGATTTCGCTCAGCAGTTCTGGGCTACTGATAGCCAAAGACTCACGAGAGACGAAGTCATAAAAGAATACATTGAACACCGAAGCACGCTTATTGAATTTGACGGCGGGCTAATCGTTCAAGACTTCTAAAACCTCACGGCCTCACCTCACAAGGGTGAGGCTTTTTGGGTGACGGGTGTTCCGTTTAACCAACTAACAAAAACGATACTATGAGTAAAAAAGAAAAAGAATTAAAAGTCCTATTAGAGACTCCCTTGAAGACGAAACCAGAAGCCGTAATATATATTGCACGGCTTTTCCAATTGGATTGCGGCTATCACATGGACGACGACGCAACGGAGCTAGAATGCTTCGGAAAACTTGGCAAGCTAGCCAACGACAGAGCAGATGAATGCTTTGAATTATTAACCAATAATGAGTACTGTCCGCACGCTGTTGGCAATGCGTGTTTCATGGATTAATTGCCACAGCTCGCATTCTTAGGGATGCGGGCTTTTTGGGTGCTGGAAATCACCGGCGAACCAATAACATAAACGATACAACCATAAACGATACTATGAAAATCAAACCAACCAGGCTAGTCAAAACAGACAAGCAATCAGAGAGTGCGTTCATCGTATTCTGGAGCATCATCGTTGGCGGCATACTGCTAGCGGTCGCAATCATATCACACTACCTATAACCAACAAACATAAACGATACTATGAAAACACAATACGAACTAAAATATCCTATTCACTTCGAGGTCCATGTTTTTGGAACCCCGCTTTGCAAGGGCTTTAGCCGACAAGCTATTGGTTACACGGAGCGAAACAGTTGCTCGAGAACTAAGAGCCTAAAGACCGCTATCAAACAGGCCAAAAAGCACCTTGGAAACGTGGTTGCCTATTGGATAGAAGACAAGCCAAGTCACTCCAATAACACGGGACGGCAAATGACTTACGGGCAACGGGTAGTTTACGGAAGCCGAAAAGGGGTTGGCAACGATCACGGAAACTCACCGCTTGAAACGCACTTGGATTACTAATATGAAACTATCCGACGAACAGGTTTTTGTACTCAGCATAGTTGCAAGCATAGCAGGGGCAATCATTTGCTTTTGCTACGGCTTCTACTGTTTGCACTTCTAAAGCCCGGCCCTCTAGGTTTTCACCTGGGGGGCTTTTTTTCGTGGACAAAGCCTAGGCTTTTGTCACTATCCAAACGAGACTGCGTAAACGAGACCGCGCAGCAAAACAACTAACAACATGGACACAGAAGAATACCTAAAAACCATTGATGAAAAAACAGATGTCATGCGGAGGTGCATGGTCTACCGACAGAAGTATGAGAGATGGGACGAAGATTTTGTTCCCCTCGATGACATGAGTATCGATCAGCTATGTAAATACTATATATCCACACAAGAAATATTAAACAAACAACTAACAACTAACAACAACTAGATATGTATAACGGACACGCCAAATCTGCGCTGGCTTTTTGCCAGTCCATGACAGAAAAATATCACGAACTCCTCAAGACTGCGGACATAACCGATGCCGTGCAACGCCGGCCGAACAGGCAAAAAATCTGTGTCGATCCAGAGGCTGAGGCTAACTGGCTATCGCTAGTCATCAAACGAATTGAAAAGGATGGCACTAGTTGGAAAAAAGCCGCCGTGGGAACTCCGTGGGAAGGTAGACCCGAGGCACTACGTCACCTCGCAGTCCGGCGAGGCATCTACAGCACGAAGATGCTGAAGGCTAAGAAGGACAAGGTTACCCAAGAGATAAACGATGAAGCGCGACGGGTAAACAAGCTAGCCCGGAGTAGTCACATGAATCTCAAGGACGCTTTAGGGGATAGCACGATTAATGAAAATCAATACTATGCCGCCAAGGGTAGGTTGAATTTACCTCATATAGTTAATCGTCCGAACTAGTTAAATCTCTTTGTCCTTCATTGACTTACATAACTTCTCCTTGACAGGAAAGCTAGGGTATGCCTATATGGAATCAGATGTAAGTTATGTTAATTAGATACTCTAACATAGCACTCGAATGATCCAACATATTACTCGAATATTACTGCACACTTTTTAAGTAAAGCTGTGCCTACAAAAAACCAACCGACTAAACATATGAAAATAAAAATACACACCTATCCAGATGGACCCGCTTTGGGACTGCCTAAAGATGAAATCGTATCAGCCATGGGACTACGTGGTAGATTCTCTGATGCTCGCATCGGACAGCTTGAGTCAGGGGATCAGTATATTATGCCGATCCAGACCGAACTAGAGCCTCGCAGCGACACTCAGTTACTTGCTTTGATGGCAAAGAAGCACCTGCGAGCTTTGTATATAGACGACCTAATAGATCCAAAGAGTAAGACTCTAATGATTGTGAACGCCGATGGTGATCAAGAAATGTGCAAACACGATTATGTGATGGCTGAATGCTCTGACCTCGATGCTCTTCGCGATGGACTCAACTTCATCCTTGACCAAGAGGAACTATGAGTCACTTCTATAACTGCCAGAACCCATCGGAGCCTCAGTTCGAGGCCGAGGTGGGGACTCCTGCACAGGCTCGTAAAGCTGGAGCAGATGTTTATCCATCAGTCACGACTGTGCTTGGCATAGTCAAGGACGCGTTCCTTGATGAAGTCTACAAGCCAAGGATGATTACTGACCTAGCAAGAGAGCATCCACACAGGCCGTGGTCCGACCTTGCCGAGATGGTTTACGGAACGAGACCGCACCCAAAGGATGGAGAGTTAATCCCGTCGCACGAGTTCGGAACATCTGTTCACGGAACTATCGAGCGTATGATTAATCATCACGTTCTAGGGATTGACGAACACCCTGGTCAGTCATGCTGGGACAAGTGGGCTATGCCGTTTCTTAACTGGATTGATGACAACAATGTTCAAGCATTGGGCTGTGAAAAGATAGTCAGTCACGGGGGCATCAAGATCGCCGGCTCCGTTGACTTCATAGGAATCAAGGACTCAAGAATCTTCCTCGCGGACTACAAGTGCCGTGTAAATACTAAAGGTAAAGCTAAACGATACCAGAAGGACTGCTGTCAGCTAGCCATTGAGGCTTACATGCTGATGCACTTACAGAAGTTACCTTACCTTCCCAAGATTAGATCCGTTATTGTGGACTGCGAGACAGCAGAACATATGCACTACGAGTGGACGGACGAAGAAAGTCAGTGGGGTATCCGTGTAGCCAAAGCTGCGGCTAGCCTGTTCTGGATGTTAAGAATGCAACCCGTCGTAAAACAATAACTATGAACAAAGCACTACCAACTGACGCCAAGGCTCGGAAAACTTACCCCATGTATTCTGGCCTTATTTTATATTTTCCTCACGCACTAGCCGCCGTTGCCCATCTTAGCTATCTGGGTAATCAGCAGCATCACCCAGACAAACCCCTTCACTGGGACATGGATAAGTCCGCTGACGAACTGGACGCACTCATTCGACACATAATTGACGAGGAGTGGGATCAGGTAGCATGGAGGGCCTTGGCTAATTCAGAAAGAAAAAAGACTGGCAAATGCACTTACTCAAATGGGATCACGAAATGATTGAGATTAACTTAACTGACGACGAAGTCATGATGTGTCAGCACATTGGACACCTACGATCGGTGCTGTCCAGGGGTAACAATATTAAGGATAGAAAGCAGTCCAACATGGCCGGGCTAGATATAGATGCCCAAGGTGTTACCGCTGAGTATGCGGTAGCAAAGCACTTGAATGTATTCTTTGACCTCGGCCTCAGCCCTCGA